GTGGGCGTGTTCGCGGCCCACAAAGGGCAGCACGGTACGCACCGTGCCCAGCAGGTCATAGCCCTGCCCTTGGTGCGCTTGCAAAAAGTCGTACACCTGCGCGGGCCTGACGTGGGGCAGATGAACAATGTCCCACTTATTCGGGCTCAGGCGCATGGTTTTGGCGCGCACACCGCCTTCAATTCCCACGCTGCTTATGCACAGCACGGGCGCTTCAAACGGGTTGCCCACGGCCAGCTCGCTGTGGCTGTATTTGCTCTTCGTAAAAAACCTGATGATGTAGTTGACAACGCCTTTTATGCCCCGCTGAGTGGACTTGTAGCTGGCCAGGTACACCGGGGCGTGGGGGTCTGCTTCGGGTGGTGGGGTGCTTGTCATGTTGGCCTTTTTGGGGTGAGCGGGTCAGTCGTTTTGGCTTGCGCGGAACTCGAGCACGGTTTGCTGGGTTTGTTCAATGGCCTGCTCAAGCGCGGCCGTCACTTCCTCGCTGGTTTGCGCGGTGTTGATGGCTTGGCGGGCGGCGCTGCGCAAGGCCTCGCCCACGCCCACCACGCAGGCAAAAGCTGTGGCTTTGCGCAGCACTACATCGGCCCAAATTTTGTGGTCTGTGATTTGGGCATTTTCTAAAAATGTGCGCCCAGCAGGGTCTGGGGGCACGCCGTTTTTGACGGCGGCTGCCGTGGCCAGCTTCATGGCCCAAGTGTGTTTTTCGGTTTCTGTAGGCTTGCCCACCAGCTCGTTGACCACGGTTTCGTGGTGCTGGTCAACTTGGGAGAGTGCTGCCGCTTTGGCCTGGTCAAGCGGGGTTGTCGGTGTGGGTGCAGAAACCGCACCCTGCAAGCGCAACGCGCCTGCTGCAATTCGCTGATTAGCGGCTTGGTCGATGCAGGCCTGCTCGGTGGCGGCTTTGTCAACACCGTTCGCCCAGATGTGTTCAAGCGCAGCTTGCACGGTCATGGTGGTCAAGCCATTGACGGATGCTGAGCCGTAAACCTGCCCGGTGAAATCACCATCGGCGTGTGCGCATTGCCAGTGGGCGTTGGCGGGGCTCAGCTTGCCGTCGCGGAATTGCTGGTCGATTTGAGAGATGGTCCAGTTCATGGTGGTTTCTTGGTTAGAGTTGACGTGCTTGCTGGGTGATCATGGGACCGCCAACGTGGTGACGGTGCCGGAGGAACCACGGTATTTAAGAGCGCCAGATTCAACGTACAAAGAGCCACCAACGATGTTGCCTGTTGGCGCTGTGCCGTTGTAAATCACAATGGTTTTTGCTGCGCCTGCTGGATCAGATGTACCGCCAAGCAACAAGTTACCAACGGGCGAAAGGGTCATCACCTGCGTGAAGGCGATAGCGTTACCGGCTGTGCCGGAGGGGGCGGTGAACCACTGGTGTTGCCCCGAGCTTTGTCCGTAATACGTAGCCACGCCTGTTGTGGAGTATTTGTACACCGCTCCAGTGGCGATGTGTGCGTTGCTTGCCAAAGCAACTCCTGCACCGGACGCAACAGCGGTTAAGTAACCAGACTGCCCAAATTCAAACGCTCTGTACGAACCTGTAGCGGTTCTCGGAATAACCCCCAAACCGAGATTCCCCAAGTCATCCAAAATTACGTCAGAGTTTTGCACCAGCTTGCCGGTGGTGCTGTCAAACCGCACCAGTGCGTTGTCCGTAGACGATGCCGGGCCGACCACATCGCCCTGCCTGGCGAGCAAGGCCCAGTTAGTAGCGTCTTCACCGGGGCGGGTGGTGCCTGCGCCTGCGGTTTTGCGCCGGTAGGTCAGCATGTCCACCGGGTCAATCACGTTGACGCCCACTGCGTAAGTGGCCCCGCTGGCCCACATGCTTGCATTGGCGGTGGCAAAGGCCGCTGCTGCTGCAGCCGAGGCTGTGTCCGCCCAGCCGCTGATGTCGTTTGCGCGGGCCGTGATCCAACTTACCAGGCTTGTCAGATACTGCCAGGCGGTGGGGAACCAGGCCACAAACGCATCGGCGCGGGCGTCAAAGTTGAGCGGGTCTGTTGATTGGGGCGGCGTGGGTGGCGGAACTTGGGTTGGTGGGGTAGGTGTGGTCATGTGGTGAGCCCTTCAATTTCTAAAGTACACAGGTGGTGCATGGGGAAGGTGGCCTCAATGGAAAAGTCGCGGTAAAAGCCGATGAAAGAAAACGGCGCATAGTCGTCGCTGGACTCCACGCCAACCCAAAACGCAATGCGGCCGTCAAGCGCGCTGAGGGCGTTGTAGATTGTGGTGAACTGCGCCCTGTCTTGCACCACTTGGCCGCTCATGCGCTTGGCGTTGGGGCCGGGCTTGAGGGTTTGCACCCCGGTGGCGCTGGTCTCTTTTTTGCTGAAAGAAATAATCCCGGCGGTAAAGCCATATTGCGCATCTCCGATATAAAGCGAGTTGCCCGGCAGCACGGCGGCGCATGCGGCGGTGCCGCCAGTCACCAGCACCTCGAGCGTGCCGTTGGAGCTGGGCACCAGGCCGGTAAAGATGGCCTGCTGCACCTGACCACGCGGCTCATAGAAATAGCTGTACCAGCCGTTTGGGTTTGTCTGCAAAAGGCGTGTTTCGGTGAACAGCACATCACCCGCTGCGCTTTTTTGCGTGATGGTGATGCTGCTGCCCACCAGCCCGCTAAAGCCCACAGCGTTGATGCGCGGACCCACGGCCAGGGTGGCGGTGAGGTTGCCGGTGGTGACGGTAGAGGTGCTGATTTCGCTGTCCCACATGGCCCAGCGGTTGCTGGGCTCAGCCAATGCCCAAAACAGTGGATTGGTGGCGGGGTATTTGTCGAGCGCGGGGGCCTGCACGCATTTATACGTGCGGCCGTCGGCGGGCAGGTACGCCCGCGCGCCAAGGGCGTAGCTGGTGGCGGGGTTGTAGTCGGCATCAAACGCGCCCGCGTTGCTGGCGGTGACCATGGCGGGCGTGATGGTTATGGGGCGTATGACCAGCATGGTTTAGGCCCCCTCGCTGTCGGCCAAGGCGCTGCGCACGGGTACGCCGTCAATGTCCCAGCGGGTGTTTTGCCGCACCAGCTTGCCGGTGTTGACCATGGTTTGCTCCATGACGACTTTCATTTCTTGGCGCAGTTGGCGCACCTCGGCCACCAGGGCGGCGTTGTCGTTGCCGCCTGTTCGCGCATGCACCCCTAGCCGCCCACCTACGTTTGCAAGCGGCAAGATGCCCTCGTCGCCCGCCTCGCCCATCAGCCCCATGTTGAACAAGGTCGGGCGGCTGACCACGCCGCCGCTGAAGGCGGCGCCCGTAGCAAACGCGGGCACAGCCTGCCCCGTGAGCGCTGCCACCACGGCGCGCAGGCCAGCGGCGGTGCTGTCTTTGCCCGCCTCGATGGCGCGCACAATCATCTGGTCGGCCGTCAAGGCCCCGGCCTCGATGGCGGCCAAGGTGCTGTCAATCGCGCCCAGCAGCCCTAAGCTTTCGGCTTGGTAGTTTTGCGGGGCGTTGGCGTCTAAGCGGCCGGCCGTGGCCTCGGCCCGGGCCAAGCTGGTGTTGATCAAATTGCTGTACTGCACACCGGTAAGGCCTGCAGCTTGCGCGGCTTGCAGCAAGGGGTTCAAAAGGCTGTTGAGTTCTTGGCCATACTTGGCCAGCGTCTCGCCACTGGTAGACAGCGCCATGCTGTAGGCGGTGTTAAACCGCTCTTCCAAGCTGGCCAGCTGGGCCTGTGGGTCAAGCTGGTCAAAACGGATCGCTGCCACGCTGGCGCGCAAGGTGTCGGCCGCGCCGGTCATGAGGGTGCCCAGGGCTTTTTGCGCGTCGTGGTAACGCACGGTTTCTTCTCTCAGGCGGCCCAGCTGGGTTACGGCGCGTGATGCGTCTACGCTGTACTTTTGCAGGCCCGCAATGTAGTTGAGCTGGGCTTGGCGCGCGGCGGTGGTCGCGGTGCTTTGGTTGGCGGTGGCGTCGGCCACCTGCTGGTTTTGCCGGGCAATGACCTTGCGTAAATTTTCGTCGTACCACTCTTGCGGAAATACCTCAACCCCTTGCGCCTGATTGATTTGGGCAATGCGCAGCTGCGCGGCGGTGGCCTCGGCAATTTGCTGTTCTGCCATTTGCCGGGCTTGCGACAGGGCCTGATCCGCCACGCCCAAGGCCGCTTGCGCCGACACCACACCGGCATTGCTGGGCAAGCCGACACCTCGTATATTTTGAATTTCAAAGCGCAGCTGCAAGGCGCTCTTGACCTGCTCGCCAATCATGCTGATGGCCGCATCGCGCAAAGCCGCACGCTCGCCGCCAATACCGCCCAGCAGGGTCTTGACGCGCTCACCAATCAAACCAAACACCCCGGTGACCGTGGCCATAAAGGTAGCTGTGTCCACATTGGTCAGGGCGGCGCTCAGGCCCGCCATGTTGACCATAGCGCCCTTGGCACCCTTGGTGAGCGCAAGCACTTCGTCTTGCATCTTGGCCACGGCCATCTGAGCCGGGTCAAACGCGGCGGTGGTTTCGCCCAAGCGGTTGCCAAACGTGAGCGTGCCGCTTGCCGCTTCGCCCAGCAATCGGTTGATGGTGTACACCTGCCCGCCAAATGCACCCGTGGTGCTGGCGGCCGCTACCAAGTCGGCGGCGGTCAAGCGCAGCGCGGGCACCAGGCCGGTGCGGCCCGTGAATGCCTCTAGCAATTTTTGCGCGGCGGCTTGGGCCAGCTCTTGCGTAGCGGTGGCCATCTCTTTGGCGGTGGCCATCTCTTTGGCTGCAGCTTCGGCCGCTTGCTGGGCCATTTCTTCGGTGGCGGTGGTCAGCGCATCAAAGGCCGGGGCCAATTGCAGCAAGGCGGCATAGGTTTGGTGCGCGCTTGCGCCCATGGCGGCATGCGACTCCACCAGAGCCCGAAACTCTGCGTTGGTGCGCGGGGCCTGCAAGCCCAGGCGCGCCATGGCCAGGCGCATTTGCTCGGCTTGGTCGGCTTGGCGCTCGGCTGCTGTGTGAAACACGTTGTAATAAGCAGCCGTGGCTTGCGCAAAGCCATCTAGCCCGCCGAAAAAATCAACCAAGCTGCTGGCCGCATCTGCGCCGCGCAGGTCAACATCAAGCAAGCGGTGGCCCATGAGGCCCAGCATGTTGTTCACCCCGGTCAAGCTGGTGCCCAGGCGCTGCAGTGTTTGCGATGCGGTCTCGCCAAGCCGCACAAATGCCTGCCCGGCGGTGCCCAGCAGGGCCTTGGCCAAGTCGTCGCCAAATCCCGAGACAGCCCCGTCTATCGCCTGCTGCCGCCCGGCGTCGTCAAGGCCTTTGAGCGAAATGCTCATTTGCGAACTGAAGCTGTTGACGGCATCGGCGCTCAGGCCAATGGCCTGCGCATAGCCCGCCGCACCCACGCGCAGCGCGGCCAAAGATTGATCCAAAACCATGTCGAGCTCAGACGACACGCCGCTGAAATTGCGGCCCGATTTGTCGCTGCGAAACAAGCCGCCCTTTTGCCGCCAGTCGGTAAAGCCCTGCAGGTCTGCACCGCCTGCGCCAAAGGTGCCGGTCAGGCCCTCGTCGGTGATCTTTTTGGCACCCATGCCAAAGGCACGGTTGACCGCCCCGCCTATGGCCCCGCCAACGGCCGCACCAATGGGGCCGCCCACCAGCAGGCCAATGCCTGTGCCCACGCCCACGGCGGCGTTGCCGCTTTTGCCCAGCACGCTGTAGCCGCCCGAAATCATCTTGCCCGCCATCACGCCCACCAAGGCCCCGCCAAGCGCGCCAAACGACGGGCCCATCGAGGCCATATTCCCGGTGGCCGTGCCCATGCCCGCCTCTTGCGCGGCGAGCATGGCGCTTTGCTGGCTGCCAAACGCGGTGCCATATTGCAGGCTGGCACCCATGCCGCCAATGCTCGCCCCCAAGTTGCCAATGCCGCCGGCAAAGGCGGTGGACATAGCCTGTAAGTTGCTGGCAGCGCCCGCCAAACCCAAACCGCCCGCACCGCCTGCCATGGCACCAGCCCCGCCAAGCCCAGTCACCCCGCCGACCACGGCCTGAATAACGGGCCGAAGCACCAAGGTGCCAAACATGTTTTTAAGGGTGTCGCGCAAGTTTTGGGCAAAGCCTTTGCCGCTTTCAAAACCGCGCAGCAGCGCGTCGGTCAGGCTTTGCTCGATGCTCTCGGCGGTCTTGCGCCAGTCGGCGGCGGCTTGCGCGGCGGCGTCGGTGCTGGCTTGCTTGAGCGCACCCGACTCTTTCAACCGTGCCAGCTTTTCAAGGGCTTCGGCTTGGCTGCGGTACAGGCTGCCCAACTGGCCAGATAAATCAATGTCATCAGCCAAACCCGCGTTGCGCATTTGCTGGGCGGCGTCATCGCGCAGGCGTGAGCCTTCGAGCTGGGCGGCTGCTTCTTTGGTCAGGCCAATGGCGCTGTTCAGCCGCTCTTGTTGAAGCACTTGTTCACGCAAACCATCGGCGCGTTTCAGGGCTTGCTCAAAGCTGGCGGCGTTGGCTCGGGCGTCTTCCTCTTGAATCCGAGTCATGGCCTTGGCGGACTCTTCGGCGGCTTTGATGCGGTCTTGCTCTAACTTGATGCCTTTTTCAAGCACGATCAACCGATCGGCGTCGGCCAAGGCCAGCACGCGCAAAGCGCGGGCTGAGCCGGTCAGGCTGCCTGTCAGCTCTTGCCTGATTTTGATGGCCTCTTTTTCACCATCTGTCAGTTTGTCGGCTTCAGCCCCGTAGGTTTGCAAACGGCCAAGGTACTGCTGTGCCGCTTCAATTTTGGTGACCAAACCCGATGTGTACTCAGCAGCAGCGGCCATGGGCTTGATGTAGTGCGCACGGATTTTGGCTTCAATGTCGGGGGTGTACAAATCGCCCAGGGCTTTTTTCTGTGCGTCAATTTCTTGCAGCATTTTTTGCTGCGGGCTGGCGTATTTGTCGCCAAAGGCTTTGAAGGCGGTTTGCTGGTCGCGCAGGCGGCGCTCTTCTTTTTCGGCCATCTCGCCCACGGTGGGGGGGTTGACCATGCCGCGCCCTGCGCCTGCGGTGGGCTGCCGCAGAAGGGCTTGGTATTCGTTGCGGGCTTCGCGCAGGCTGGCAATGTAGCGGGCCAGGTTGCCCAGCTCGCTTTTTAAATAGATGTTGTCAGGCTCTTTTTTGACCTGTTCGCGCAATCGGTCGTATTCAATGCCCGCGTCGCGCAGCTTGGTGAGGGTGTTGTCTAGGGCAATGGCGGTGGGGCGCAGTGAGTCCGGGGTGTACTGCACGTTGCGGTTGAAGTCCACCAAGCCGTTGGTTGCCAGGTAAAGCGTTTTGTTGGTGCTGTTCACAGCCCACTCAAAAGACTCAACGGCGGCAATCGCCGTTGCAGCGGCAGCTACATTGCCTATGGTTCGCCACATGCCGTGACCCCGAATGCGAGAGGTCTCGATCACGTCGCCCAGCACATTGATTTGCTCAGAAAAGGAATTCAAGTCGGTCTGAATGGCCGCGCCTATGCCGCTTTGCACCAACTGCTGTTTGAAGTTGGTCCAAGAGGTCGACATGCGGTTCAAGCTGGCCTGCATGCTTTTAGAGGCCTCTTCCACAGATCCCGCCAGCTCTTGGCGCAGCTGCATGGCGAACTTGGGCAAAAAGTCTTCGGCCAAGAGGTTGCCGGTTTCCATGAACTTGTTCAGCTCAGCCTCTGTCATGCCCATGGATCGGGCCGCAATGCCAAATGCGCCGGGCAGGTGTTCGCCCAATTGGCCGCGCAGCTCTTCGGCCTGCACTTTGCCCTTGCTCATCATTTGGCCAACGGCCATAAAGGCGCGTTCGCTTTGCTCTACCCCAAGGCCCATGACTGTGCTGGCCTCTGCAATGGCCTTGAACACGTCGCGGGTTTGCGCGCCCGCCAGGGCAGAGCCCCTTGATGCGGCCACCAGCTTCATGTACTGCTGCGCCGTGCCATTGATTTCCAAACCCAAGCGGTTGGCCTCCACCCGCACAAAGGCCAGTTCTTTGGCCCCTTGCGCTGGCCCGCCGGTGCCAAAGTTAAAGCCGTTGCGCAGCCGGTCAAGCTGCACTTGGGCCTCTATCAATGCACCCGCCACGCCTGTGATTTGGTTTTTCAGGGCAATCAGGCCCACAGCCACACTGCCGCCTATGAACGCGCCCTTGATGCCATTGGCCAGGCGCTGCATGGACTCGTCGGTGTGCCCAGCCTCTTTGGCCACTTCGCGCAGCGATCCCCCTGCTTTTTTGCCAAAGCCTTCCACGGCCCCGCCTGCCTGCCCCAGCTTGGCTTGCAGTTCGCCCAGGTCGGCCCTGAAGGCGACACCGAGGTCTAGGTTTCCGATTTGGTAGCTCATGTCGTTTTTCAGGGCTTGTGTGTTGGCGGGGTGGGCGGCTTTTTATCGGTGTTGGCTTGGGTTTTTTGGGCTTCGGCTTGGGCGTTCAGCCAACAGGCGTCAATGGCAAAAATGCTGTTGATTTCCCATTCGCTGAGCTGGCGGCCGTAGAGCTGGCACCAGGCCAGCAGCCGCGTTTCGTCAATCGGGGCAGGGCCAAAGCCGCCGCCGCGCCGTTGGTGCAGCTCGGTAAAGATGCGCCACACACCCCGGCACAGGGGCGGCAGGGGCGGCACGTCAAGCGACTCATGGCGCGGCCCGCCTTTGGCCAGGGGGTTGGCCTGCGCGGCCTGCAGGTGCTCGCGCAAGCTGGCCCCGTCGGCCTGCGGTTGGTCAAGTTTGAAGGTGGCCTGAGCATGGTCTTTGAGCGCTTGGCTCAGGCCTTGATAAAAAGCGAAGAGCTGTTCAACGCGTGCAGCAGTTGGCTGACCAGCCATTGGGTTTTTTCCGCAGCGTAAAGCTCTGCGGCGGCTTGCGGGCTGTAGGGCAGCACTTGGCCGTTTTTGGTAATTCCGCGCCAGCCCAGGGTGGCCTTGGCAAGGTTGTCAATGCCCTCTTTTATGTCAGCCTCGGGGTCGCGCACGTCGGCCTCTGGTGCCTTGAAGCGGCCAGGGCGGCGGCCGGCTTCAATGAGCTGGGCCTCACGAATTGCGGCCTCGATACGGGCCTTGCGCATGGCTTCCATCACCAATTCTTTGCGCACCGGGTGCTCAGGCCCGGCCAGCACAACAACGCCGCCGGTAGGCTTGCCGGTTATAGGGTGAAGGACCTCGTATTCGGCGCTGTCCAAGTCTTGTACGGCGTCCAGGTCCAGCATGGGGGCTGCATCTTCGGGGGTGGCTTTTTTCATATTCGCTTTCTTGCAGGTGGTTAAAAAACGCTTGTTGCCCGCGCCCCAGACCGGCCTCCACCTGCAAGAGCGGAGAACCGGCCCGAGGTCGGTGCCCGGGGTCTGGCCTTACCCTTTGGGGGTTCAGGCCAGGCTGTCTTGAATGGCGATGGTGGTGGCTTCCCGCTCGCCCGCCGTGGGGTTGACCGATGCGGTAAAGGCATAGGTGCGCACAATGCCGCCTCGGCCGTCGGCCTTGTCGGCGCTGTTGACCTTGACGCGGTTCAGGCTGAAGGTCATGAACTCGGCGTTGGCGCTGTTGTCGCTGGTCATGAGCACGTCGAGCGTGGTCACGGTCTCGTCATAAAACAGCGCGGGCAGGTCACCGCTCTCAAAGTAGGCGCTGAAGCTGCCCGAGACTTTGACGCCCTCGGCGAACTGAAAGTTCTTGGTGTTGCTGCCCACGGTGGCGTCGCCGCTGTAGGCGCTGGTCAGGTCAATGTCCAGGCCGGTCACGGCCAACTGTGCGTTGCCACCGGTGCGCAGCAGGCCGTTGACTGCTGCCAGCGATGCTGCCTCAGTGCCGACAGTGGGGTTGCTGAAGTAGCGGGTGGCGCCCGTTTGGCCCAGGTCTTTGCCCGCGCCGGTGATGGCGATGGTGGCCAAGCCGTTGGGCGGCATGCGCAGCGCAGCCTGTGCGGGCTTGAAGCCTGTGAAAACTTCGCAGCGGGGCACGTCAGAGAACCACTCTTCGACGGTATAGCTGTCTTCCACATGGCCGGTGAGGGGCACATAGGTGTATTTGCCGGGCACGCTCAGGGTGGCACTGGCCACGGGGCCTTCGGCCACCAGCTCGCTGCCATTGGCGGTGGCCACGGTGAGCACGGTGGCGGTGACGCCCAGCACGAAGAGGTTTTTGTTCAGGTTGGCTGCGTTGAAAGTGCCGGCCGTGAGGCGCACCACTTGGCCCACGCGCTTGCCACCAGTCAGCCAAGAACCTGCAGCGCGGGTGATGGTGTAGTTGTTGCCAGCAGCGGCAATGGTGAGGCTGAGCGAGGTTTCGGCCGTAACGGCGGTGAAAGCGCGCTTGCAGATGCTGCCAATCACGTCGCTCAAAGCGCCGGGCACCAGTTCGTCGTTGATGGTGCCTGCCACGCTGCGCACGCCGTGGCGGGCGTCGCCATATTGCAGGTCGGTGCGGATGCGGTTGCTTTCATAGGCCTCTTTGGCCAGATTGAAAACCGCGTCCACACGCGCCAAGGCACGTGCGCCCGTGGTGCCCGCTAGGGTGCCATAGGCGGTTTCTTTTTTGATGGAGACTTGCTTGTAAATTCCAGATGCGGCGGCCATGGTGGGCTCCTTTAAATGAGGGTGAACGGGTTGTTGCTGTAGGTGCGGTAAGCGCCGCTGTACAGGGTGTTTTGTCGGGCCAGGCGCTGCTCAGCGCCGTCGTCATGCAGCCATTGCTTGCCCTCGGGTGTGAGCAGTTGCTTGCACACGCCGCCCAAGGTGGGGTTTTGGCCTATGGCTTGCTGGGCTTTGGCTGAAATGATCCGGGCCTGTGCCAGTGCGTCTGTGGTGCTTTTGGCCACCACTTGCACCACCAGTTGCAGGTTGTGCGTTTGCAGCAAGGCCACGCCCAGGCCGCCGCCCATGCGGCTTGGGGTTTCAATGTCTTCTTGCACCAAAATCAGGTTCACAGCGGGCAGCTCGGCGGGCTCAAAGGCGTCGTCCACCCCGCGCATGATGTGAATGCCTTGCGCGCCCAAATTGGCCGCACTCAGCACGGCTTGCAGGGCTTGCAGCACTTGCGTTTCAGCGGGCACGGCGCTCATGAGGCCTCCCGCAGCTCAAGGGTGAGCAGGCCGCAGCCATCGGGCGCGGCGCGGGCCACCTCAAAGGTGAACACTTGGCCGGGCTGGCTGGGTGCGTCTGGCGTGATCTGCAGCACATCACCCCGGGCCGCGCCGGGCATGTCTTGCGCAAAGGCGCTGGCCGTGGGGTTGTGGTCGTTCACCAAACCATCAAGCGCAAGCGCTGAGGGCCGGTCAAACACCACCCGCAAGCCGCCCACAGCCGCACCGCCCTGCCCGCCCTGCAGCCACACGGCGGTGGCGTTGGAGAGGTGGGTGGTGACGTGCTTTGAGACCATGCTTTGCAGCAAGCCAAATGACGACACGCCGGGCTGAAGACCTGTGAAGCTCATGCGGCTTAGCCTTTTGCCTTGCGCTTGGCTTCGGCTTCGGCTTCGGCTTGTGCTTCGGCTTCGGCTTGCGCCTTGGCTTGTGCTTCGGCTTCAGCCTGGGCTTTGGCTTCGGCTTCGGCTTCGGCTTGTGCTTCGGCTTCGGCTTGCGCCTTGGCTTGTGCTTCGGCTTCAGCCTGGGCTTTGGCCTCGGCCTGGGCTTTGGCGTCAGCCTCGGCTTGCTCCGCGTCCACAGCCACGGCAAAGCCGCGTTCAATCAGCTCGCTGGCTTCGGCCTTGGCCTTGACCGTGAAGCGCTCACCTGGAGCCACTTCGCGGTCTTCTTTGCCCACACGGGTCACGATGGTGATTTGTGCAATGAGTTCCATGGCTGGGCCTCTTAGCGCACCGTGGCGGCCATGGATGCGTTGATGCGGTAAGGCACGGGCAGAGGGGCCGATTGCATCAACAGCACGCGGGCGCTGGGGTCTTTTTCGATCCAGCTCTTGGCAAAGTAGGGCATGGCTTGCATGCCAGACTCTTCGTCTTGAATGGCACCAAAGCAGCGCACGCCTTCCAGGTCGGGGCCGGTCAAAATGACGGTGTGGTCTGGCATAAAGGGGGTGCTGACGCCGGTGGCCGGGTCTTCGTACCAGCCCATATACACCCAAATGTCAAAGTCGCCCACGCGGCCCATGTAGCGCCCGCCCTCGCCCACCACAGTGGGGTTGAGCACGGCGTTGCCACGGAAGCGGTCCAGCTCGGCCACCACTTTGGGGTCGGCGGCAAACAGGGCGTAGGCCTTGGTGTCCATAATGGCCACGTTGGCTGTCGCGCCGCTGGCTTGGGCCACTTCCAAAGACCAGGTGCGCAGACTGTCCAGCGGACTCACGCCGGTTTCGCCCCAGCGGGCGGTAGAGGTGAGCGCCTTGGTCAGCGATGCGGCGCGGCCAAAGTTCACCACTTGCGTTGGGTAGTCTTCACCGGTAACAGTGATGGAGCCGGTGCGCAAAGCCTCCACGGCCATCAACTCCATGCGGCGGGTGAGCATTTCGAGCTGGTCAACCATGTCGGTGGCCAAGGCCACTTGCATGCGCTGGGCGGGGCTCAGGCTGCCGCCAATGCGCTCGCCAATGGTGCGCTTGAAGGCGCGGTTTGGATTGAAAACGCGCTTGTCTTTGACGTAAGCAGGCGCAAACGTCTTGGCGACAAAGCCTTTGGAGCTAACCACTTTGCCCGCCACCAGAGGCGAGACAAAGGGGGCCAGGCGGCGGCGGCCGTTGTCCACGTCAAAGTGGATTTCTTCAGTGGTCTCGGCTTGCTCTTCGCGGAAGAACGAGTTCAAGATGAAGGGGGCGGGTTGGGGCAACTCGGCAACAACACGGCCCAGGGTGGCAACGCTAAAAATGTCCATGATTTTTTCCTAAGTGGGTGGGTTTGGTGGGGCGCTTAATGGCTCATTCAGGCCACAGAGGCCAGCACGGTGATGCCCTTGGCGCGCAGGCCTTCGGTAATGCTGGCCACGGTGTGGCCTGCGCCCAAAGTGAGCCCGCCCGTGTTGAAGTCGCCACGGAAATAGGCCATGGCTTGCTTGTCGCCTGTGCTGGCGTCGCAGTCTTCGGCTAATATCGCGTCAGGCGCTTGGCTGCCGTCGGTGGCTGCACTCAGGCTCAGCAAATGTTTGTTGTTGGCGGTGACTTTGCCCAGCACATCGCCACGCTTGCGGACTTGCCCGCTGGGAATGGTGACTCTGCGGACCACCAACAGGTGGTGGTTGCCTGCAATCAGGTTGTCTGGCGTAAAAACGCCTTCGGTTTCAAATTTTGCGTTCATGGTGATTTGCTCCGTAAGGGGGTGGGTTCAATCAGGCGCGGCGGGTCAGCGCAAAAGCGGCCAACACGCTGGCGGCGGCGCTGTTGGCGTCGTCGTCAGCGCCCGCACCGCCGTGGCCTTCGGCTCCGGCTTCAATGCCGCTGACTTTGGGGTTGCCAATGGCGGCCATGGCTGCGTCAAAGCCGCTATTGCGGGTGCTTGCAGCGGCGGCCGCAGCAGGTGCGGGCAGCGCGGCCAAGATGGCGCCAGACTGCTCTTGCGTCAGGCCTGTGTTGATGCACGACAGGGCCACAGCCATGTTGGCGGTGGCTTTTTCGTGGCCCAAAATGCTGCTCACGCGGGCACGCTCGGCGGCTGCGCCTTCGGCGTGCCCTTCAGCGCGTGCAGCGGCCAGCTCGGCTTGGTCTGCGGGGTGGTTGGGTGCGGTCGCTTGACCGCCTGCGGGGATGTTGCCGGACATAAAGTCTCCTTTGTTGGCAGTGGTGCGGGCGGTCTGCCCGACTGGATATGAGCGGCTGCGCATGGCCGCCAACTCGGAAATAAGGCCGTCCGTGGTGCCCAAGCGGCTGGCCAGGCCTGCGGCCACGGCTGACACACCCCTGAAGGTGGCGGCTTGGGTTTTGCGGATGGCCATGGGGTCGAGGCCGGTGTTTTTGGCCACGGTCTCCACAAACATGGTCATGAGGCCGTCAATTTCGGCCTGAAAGTCGGCGCGCACGGCGTCTGGCAGTGGCTCGTAGGGGTTGCCGTCTACCTTGTGCGCGCCTGCAAAAATGTGCGTGACCTTCACGCCATCAGCGGCCAGGGCTTGCGAAAAGTCCACATGCCGCATCACCACGCCAATAGAGCCCACGTAGCCGGTGGTCGTGACGACCACTTCGTCTGAGGCGCTGGCGCCCAAATAGGCGGCGCTGGCGGCCAAGCCGTCAGCAATGGACACCATGGGTTTTTTGCCGCGCAAGGCGGCCATGCGGTCGGCAAATTCAAAGGCACCGTCGGCCTCGCCGCCGGGACTGCCCCACACGTTCAAGATGGCGTGCACGTCGGGGTGGTGCATGGCGTCTTCAACGTCGGCGGCCAAGTCGTTGTAGCCCAGCATGAAGCTGCTGTCAGCAGCCTCAAACCTTGAGCGGTGCAACAAAGGGCCGTTGACGTTGATCACAGCCACGCCGTCAACCACTTTGTAGCCCCGCTCTTCAGACGCGCGCGCTCCTTTGCGGGTGCTGAACAACTCAGCGGGCAGCAACTGCCCATCGGCCCCGGCTTGCAAAATCAGCGGGTTGGCCGTGCCCAACAGGCGGGGGCCAAGCCCGGCCAAGATGGCGTCTAGCTTTTGCGGGTGGATCAGCAGCGGCGTGTTGAACACGCGGCCCGAGAGGTGGGGGTAGTTCATCATGGTGCGTCTGCCTCTTGTGCGGGCACGGGGTCGGCTTGCTGGTCGCTGTTGTCGTCACCGTTGCTGTTGCTGGCGTTGCCGCTTGCGCCGGTGTGTTGGTTTTGGCCGTTCATGGCGGGCATGGACAGGCCGCGCTCGCGCATCATGGCGGCCTCAATCTGGCGTTGGTCCAGCACTTCTTCCAGGTCCAGGCCTTGTTCGGCGCACTCTTGTTCAAGCGTGCTCACAAAGCCCTCTACCCGCATGCGGCTGGCGGTGGCGTCTTTGACTGGGTCTACCCAGCCGCGCCCGCCAAAGATGAACTTGGCCCGGCAATAGGCATATTTGTTGTCGTAAAAACCGGGCGCTTCAATTTCGCCCGCGTTCACGGCTTCTTCAAGCCACAAGGCATACACCTCGCGCAGCCAGTAGTCGCTGAGCCAGCGGCGGCGGCCGTTGAAGTAGCGCCAAGCCTCCAACAAGGCGGCGCGAGCGCTGCTGTAGTTGGTTTTTGAGAAGTCTTTGACCAACAACTCATAGGGCAGATTCATGCCAGCCGACACGTTGCGCAAAGTGGCCAGCATGAAGGCTTCAAACGCAGCGTTGGGCCTGCCAGGGGTGAAGCTGCTCAACTTGGCACCGGGCGGCAGGGGCAAAATGGCCGCGCCTTCTGTTTGGCGTATTGACCGGTTGTTTTTGGCAAAACTCTGCCAAGAATCTGCCGCTGACGTGCCGAAAACCTGTTCGCTTTCGTTCTGGTCCATGTCGCTTTCAAGGAACGCGGCCACCAGCGAGCTGGTCAAGCTCGCTTGCAGTTCGTTGCTGGCGTATTTGCCCGCCATGTGCAGCTCTTTTAGCACGGCAGCCACCACGGGGCGGCCCCGGCTTTGGCCTGTGCGCTCTTTGTCGTGAAGGTGCAGCACGCGGCGGCGGCCCCAGTTGGTGAAAAACGGCACGCGGTCCCACTCTTGGCTGGCTGCGCGCATGCTGAGCAGGTCGCCGGGGTGGTGCCTGAGCACGTAGGCGGCAACAGGTGCGCCGTAAAAGTCAAACTCAATGCCGCCGCGAATGTTTTCACGGCCCGACAGTTCCAGCGGGGTGCGCAGGCGGTCGCTTTCAACCATTTGCAGGCGCGTGGCCCATTTGTTCCCGGCGCGCGGCAGCCACAAAGGCAAGGCCAAGGCGTCACCGTTTTCAATGGCGCCGCCCAAGGCTTGCAGCGTCAGGCCCAGGCCGTTGAGCGTGCGGGCGGCGTCGCATTCGCTGGTTTCAAACCAGGTGCGGAATTTGGCCTCTGTGATGTTGGCCCATTGGCGGGCTTTTTCGCGGTCCCAGCCCAACAGCACCGCGTCGGGCTTGGCCGACAGGCGCAGCGTGGCGCCCACAATGTTGTCGCGGTAGGTCTGCATACCCCCGGCCATCAGGCCGTTGTTGCGCTTCAAGTCACGCGAGCGGGCGGCAAGGGTTTGCAGGTCGGGCAGCAGGTCAGCATCGGCGCTGCCTGCCATGGGGTTCCAGTTCATCAGGGGCAGGCTGTCGCCCGCGCCTTCGTAGCCGCCCATGCGGGCACCGGGTGCTGTGTTGATGGTGGCGACATTGCCCGCGCTGGGCACGGTCAGGCCGCGTGCAGCGGGGGCGTGTGTGGGGCGGTTGCGCTTGGCCATGCTCAGCGGCCCACCAGGTAAATGGGTTGACGCGGCCGGGCGGTGCCGGTGGTGGGCGTCAAGCCTCTGGCTTGC